AAACATCTTGAGAGATCGCATTGTATCCTTTCTTTCTAACACCCAAGGGCTGAAGGCCGTACGCCAGCATCCCCAGCGCGAGAGCGGTTGTCCCTTGCTCCACCATTTGCTCGTATCCGATCAACTGTCCCAGTCCTTGCCCATAGAACGCATCTGGCAAATTGCGCCAGTTGCAGGAGTAATAACCCATGTCCGGCTTGGGACCGTTATAGATCAGCACGTTATGCTCGCCGCCGAAACGAAGAACGACGATCAGCCTGTTCTTGTCCATCCGCTCGACCAGTTCAGGGCCGTTCTCGAATGGATCGGCAGTCGATTGGTAATTCCGGGGAACCGCGTGCTGCAAATATCCGCGCATATTCTCCGGCAGCGTCATCGTCAAGTTATCGCCGGGAGGGGTCGATTTCTTTCGCAGGAAAAATTCTTCCAGTTCATCCCGATCCGGGATATCGTAACCTTCCTGCTGGCGCAACTCTTCCAGGTCATCCCATGTCGGATAATCGGTGTAAATGACAAACTTGGCCTTGCGAATGTCGCCGCGCCGGGTTGACTTCGCTACCCTGACAGTTCGAAGGTCGCATTGCTTGAACCAAGGATGCGCTACGTCCTTCTCTTCGGTCACTTCCTCGAAGTCCATCGAATCCGGGGTGTGAACCTGTTCGGTTTTGAATGGAGTATCGACTGGAACCGGATTCGCCTTGGACTTGTAGGTGACAGTCTTTTTCTTGTACTTCTTGAATCCCCATTTCCAGATTCCGGTACCGAGAAGGGCCATTTGAGAAACCCCTTCTTCGACTTCCTCCATGAAGTTCATCTGATCGAACTGATAGGAAAACAGCGCCGTCTTGGCGCGAACGATATCGTTATCGGTTCCGGGCCGGGGCCTTAGAACCATCGGGGGATCGTCATAAAACATGCCCAGCATGATCTTGCTGGCTAGGGTTGCTACCGTATTCGAAAGGGTGAACTTCGGCACCGACATTTTGGCGATGCTGTCGAATCTCGATGTGGGAGACTGCAAGAGCATGTCGGCCTGCGTCCAGTTCGAAGCCCATTGGGTCAGATTCATCCATGCGTCGGTATCGGCAAGGTCATCGACAACCAATTTCAGCGCCGATTCGTCGTCGAACTCCCACGATGAGGTTGCGGCATTGTATCTGACGTTTGTCCTGTCGATTGCCGGGGCTGGGGCTGTGCTCATCTAGCCAGTGGACCGAATAACTGCTTTCTCATGGGAATTGGCTGGGCCGCCGGAGCGACATATACGGGCGAATCGAAGATGCTCGCATAAATAGCCTTCTGTTCGGCCTTGTGTTCCCGGTCCTGCTGCATCTTCTTCAGTTCTTCATTGTTCTTGGTCGAGGGGCAGAAGTGCTGCATGTAGGCCAGCGCATCGGGGATATCGTCCTTGCGCCCGCGGTTCTTCGGGTCCCCGGTAAATCGCATCAACTGTTCGAATGTCTCATCGATCCATGCGCCGCCCACAAACCATAGGTTATCGTTTGCCAGAAGCGTTTCGACGCCCTTGATCCGGTTGCGCTTGGCATCCTTCTCGTTCGAGGGCACTTTCCATAGGATGTTGAGCGCGACACCGAACTTTTGGGCCTGCCGAGCAACTTCCATCTGAAGCAGTTCCGCACCCATCGATTTCTCGACAATCGTGCATTTCGGCTTCCACTTCTTTTCGAATTGCACCATCTGATAGGCCAACTCCGAGGGACGCCACCGCCCGAAGATAATCTCGGTGATGTACAGGTCGAAACGGTCTTCGCCGGGAACGATCCGGCCAGCCACGCCAGCCGAGAAGTCGGCATAACTCGATCTTGAGAATGACCAGTCCCACGCAATGAACGTATCGCCTTCCGCCGGGGCCTTGGAAACCAAATGCGCCTTCAGCACATCCTCGGTGAAGGTAACCGCCCCGCCATCGGCGGCAGGCTCGCACAACTGCTGGCAGCGAAACAGATTCTCGTTCTTGCGAAGCTTCTGGCGAAGAGACTTGAAACTGAGTTTCTCCGGGAAAAGCAGATCCACCATGTCTTCGGTCAAATCCTTGAGCGGAGTTCCGATGTATGGGGCCTTCACCGTCCAGCCAGGGAACCGTCCGAATACCAGTGGAACCTCATCGCGGGTCTTGAGGCGCTCGCCGTAATAATCGTCGTTGTAATAGGGCGTGGCCATCATGTCGGTAAAGCCCCACTCATCGACCAAGTTATCGGTTCCGTCGATCTTTTTCTTGAGCGTGCCATCCTTGCCGCGAGTATCTGGGTTATTCGAGTTCTCGTCAGTCACAACGTCGTCGATCTTCCGAATGTCGCAATGCCATCCCGATAGGTTCGCCACAATCGCATTCACCCAAATCGACGGTTCCTTTTGGCTGATATGGATGCGGGCCGGACAGCGGAGCGGAGAATCCGAAGAAGGGTCCTTGCCCTCGAGGATATACTCGGGGAAGAGTTTCTGAAGATAGGTGCAGGGGGTATCCTCGGGCCGGAAGAAGTAGCCCTTGATTTCCGACATGAACGCCAAGGCCAGCTTATACTCTCCGGTCAGAATCAGAATGCGAATGTCCGGGCAATTCAGGAGCCATTGAACGCAGTCGATGCCGTCCAGGGTGGACTTGAAGCTGCCGCGAGAGGCGAAGAACAGCATTTCCTTCTCGCGCTTCTGCTTGGCTATCGCCGCATGAACTTCCCCGATGGTGTAACCGGCCCTATAGACCCCATCGAAGTTCTTTTGAACGAACATCTTGTAACAAGGAATCATGTGCCACTTCACCAGGTCCTTGCCGAGCACTTTCTGCCCGAGCCAAAACAGGTTCTTGCGGGCATGATCCCTGAATGTCAGCCATTTCTGGAAGGTGATTTCATCGGCAAACTTGCGCCATAACGGACGAAGTTCCCCGAGCGGGCGAGCCTCGGAGAGATAGTACGTCTTGTGATCTGTGCCTTCAGGCCATGCGGAGGGCTTTAGTTCTTCGAGCGGTTCCACTATGCTCCGGGCATTGCTCCGGCCATCGGTTCGGCGGCTGGCTGTTCCATTCCACCGGCTACATGCTGTTCCATCGATTCCTGCGCTCCGGCAAGATCGGGGACGGCGTGCTCAATCGACTTCGCTGGATCGATGTGGTGATGCTTTACCGTGCGACTGCCGTCATGGTGATGCTTGATCGTGGTTTCGTGGAAACTATGCTTTGGAGTCTTCATGCTTTTCCTTTCAGGCAAACTCTTACCCTCGGTCGCTGTGTCCCATTCGTGGACGGCAGCGGGGCCACCGAGCGCCTTCTCCCCGGCTTTCGTGTGGCCCCACCGTCGCTGCGCCTCCGACGCGAAAGGCATTAGACCAAGCGTTCAAGGACAATCGAGACTTGAGCGGCACCGGCAGTCGCCGACGATCCGGTGATGTTCGGCGTCCAAGTAATTGCAGCCGCCCCGGTAGACGAGAAGATCGAAGTCTGGAGCGTGGATGCGGTAATAGTTCCTCCCGAGGTTGCCGGAAGGTAATTCCCGGCAGTCTTGGCTCCAGTCGTGAGAGTCAGGGTAGTGGCCTGATCGGCGTCGGTCCATCCGAACGCCAGCGTAATCTCCGTGTTGGTCACGAAGCTGGTCGTTATGATGAGCTGGTAGCTGAGGCGGTAGATTCCCGCATTGCCTGTCGCGGCAGCGACCATCGTCACCGCCGCAGCCGTGTTGAATATGCCGTAAGCAACGGCAGCGTTGTATCCGTAGACGATGACGGGCTGTCCCAGGCCTGTCCCTGCAACCCCTCCGACCGTGTATGGCTGGCCGGCGCTGTTGATGGCGTAGAGAACTTTCCCGGAATCGTTGAGGTACTGGAGGAAGTCGTTCCCTCCATCGACTTGACATTGGGCGTGCGATGCGTAGGTTGTCATCGGTTACGACTCCAACACAAATTGCGAGCACGAACACAGATTGGAAGCGTTGGACACCCCAAACGTCATGCTCATTATCAGGTTCAGGCCAGCCGAGGAATACCCGGAGCCAATCACGCCCTGTGAGGCATTCGCCGTCAGGTTCAAGCCCGAGGCGATGCCGGTCAGGGTGATCGTTCCCGCTGTGGCATTATCGACCCACAACGTCGATGAAATGGCCTGAAGAATCCCAGAACTGGAATCGCCCTGAAAATCCGCTACCCATGCCCACGGATACGTCTTGTTGGTCGTCAGGCCCGATAGCGCCGACATCGTAAGCAGCGCCGTTCCATCCGATGACGCAGTCATCGACGTTCCGTTGTACATCTTCCAAAGCATGGTCGGCGAGGTTCCCAAAACGAAAATCTTACCGGAAGCCTTGA